CGTCATTGGATTCATGCCCTTTTGGGGACGAGGCCAAATTATAAGCAGATATTTTCCAAGTGTGACTTTGGGGCGGGTGCCTCAGTTGGTGTACACGGTAATGCAACCCATATACTCGCGAAACTTCACAGCGAGAAATGGTCCGTGACACCTGGCGCCATTCATCACGCTTTTGGCGGACTTATGCGTAACCATCACTACATGGAGCAATTATTGCCTCATGGACCTGATGGTCGCTTCGTCTGCTTCGACTACGTGCACTCCTTTACGGAGTACACCCGTCGAATGCGTGTGGTACAGCATAACAAGATAAGCTTCGTTCCGAAGACAGTTAAGGCCGAAAGGACTATAGCTGTCGAACCGTTGCTTAATGGGTATGTTCAGAAAGGTACTGACCTAGTACTTCGCGAGAAGTTACGAAAAGTCGGTATCGATCTCACTTCCCAGGAGCTTAATCAGAGAATGGCCCTCAAGGGGTCCCAATCTGATGACGATGACTCACTCGTAACGATTGATTTGAAGTCCGCTTCGGACTCCATTTCGATCGAGCTTGTGCGTTATCTGCTTCCCTCGGACTGGTTTAGTCTTTTGGACCGAACTCGTTCGAAAGCTTACGAACTTGATAAGGTCGTTACGACCTATGAAAAGTTCTGCAGCATGGGCAATGGTTTCTGTTTCCCACTAGAGACTATCTTGTTTGCCGCGGCGTGTCACGCCTCCGGGGCCGGAAGGCCCGGTGTAGACTTTATGGTCTACGGTGACGATATCATCGTCACTAAGCGCGTTGCCAACCAGGTCCTGAGCTTGCTCAGGTACTGGGGCTTCAAGCATAACCCCGATAAGACCTTCTTAGAAGGTCCCTTTAGGGAGTCTTGCGGTGCGGATTGGTTCGGGGGCGAGGACGTACGTCCCTACACCCTTGATCACGCTCTCGACTCTGTCGAGAATGTCTTCAAGTTCCTGAACCTTACGAGACGGAGCGCTCGAACTGAAAAGTTCTTTGCTCCAGTGAGGGATACAGTTGTGAAACTGCTTCCTCTTCAGTTCCAGTTCTTCCGTCCCTTACCAGGACAGGCTGACACAGGAATTGACTCGTCTGGGGATGAGCACCTTACCTGCTCCAACGCTAGTCTCTCACGAGATGGGCGGTGGAAATGGAAGGAGCTCATGCACACTGCGGTGAACGACGATAGTCGTCTCGCAGATGCGCGGGATAAGCCTTGGCTTATCGGTGTAGCACTACGCGGAGCCTCGAGTTTGCCTCACGGCGAACTTGTTGGTCTCCCGGGTGTCTCCTTTCGCAATAAAACGCGAACGAAGGTGGTCCGTAAGGGCTACTCGTCAACCAGTAACTGGTTGCCGACCCCTCAAGAGTGTTAACGTCTTGAGGGTTTCCACTCATTACTCCTAATTCGGGGTTC